TATACCGCTGGGCAAGTTGCGGATTCTGTTGCATCAATTGCTGCTGTCTCGGGCCCTGTGCAGCTTGTTCCCGTTCATTCATTCGCTTGATTATCTCAGAAGCATTCGGTATTTGCAAGAACTCCAATACCGCTTGTGGGTCTATAGCCTTCATTTGCAGCAATCTCAAATATAGGTTCGCTCTCGCCTGTTTGTCCATCGGCAACATCGAGTCAGTCTGGATCTCAATATCGAAGTCAAAATAGATAGGATCGAGATCTCCGACATCATTGAAGAATTGGAGGAACTTCTGATAATCCTCGTATTCCCTCTTGTACTCATTGAGAATCTTGAGGTCTTCTGGGTCCGTGAGGGGAACACCAATGTCCTTGACTACCGCCCGTCCAGTCTTGGGGTTGTAATCAATACGGTCGGGAAGTGGCTGTGGCTTCATGATGTCGTTCGCCATCGCCTTGTCATTGCCGTACTCAGCGTACTGACGTATCCCACCCTCTTCGTAGTTCACCGTCCTCGGAGTTTCGTAGTGCTGCAACACAAGTCTCATCAGCATGTAGTAAACACGCTTCAGCGACCACTCAAGGTTCCTCACGCGCTGCCGGGTTCTCGTGTGGCTGGATTCAAGGAGAATAGCGATCTCGCTTGCACTCTGCCTCTCCTGCTTTCCGACATTACCCTTAGTAACATCTGTGACACCAGATACCTCTTCTATGATCTGCGGAAGGATCGTGAAGAGGTTGAATACCTGGGGGATTAAGCTGTGGCTCCATGAGTGGCTGAATCGGAGGACGTCCCATAGCCGACATGCCGTCAAAGGTGAACGCCTTACCGCCTTCCCAGTACTGGCTCTTGATCATCTCTTCGTCGATCATCGTGGAAGTGTCAATAAGGATGTTGGGATTGTGGTACCGGCGTACATACTCGCTCAAATACTTCAGGAGCAGGTTTAATTCCTTGTGTAGCCCCTCAATCTGAGTGACCTCGCTCATTCCTGTGAAATCATGCGGCTTGATATAGTCCCACATTTCTACATAGGGCGGTAGGTTGTGTTCGTCCTGTGCGGCCTCTTCACCAAGCCACTGCTCTTCTGTGAAGTAACAGATCTTCCCATAAGGGTACTTCTGCCGTTCCTTCTTCACTTTCTTAGTGCCCATCTTCGGGCGCTCCATTACCTCACCGTCTTCCTCGTACTCTTCAGTCTCGTCGATTTCGTATTCCTCTTCCTCAAAGAACTCTTCATACGCATCGTCATCGCGGGTCCACAGTTCGTATACAGTAACGAAGTAGCATTCACCTTGGATGTTGTCGATGTCGCCAAATTTAAAGTTCTTCTTGGCCTTGTCACCGTTGGTCTTGTCTACGGCACCTTTAACTTCTTCTACATCGAAGTACTTCTTGACCCAAGCAATCGGCTTGTCGGCCTTGACACCACAGAAAGGAGCTTCCCACACCGTGTCATACCCAGGGGCGATAAAGAAGTCCCTTGGATCGACAAGTGAAAGCTCCACCTCTCCACCGTGGCTCTTATCTGGGTTGTAGCCGAGTTTGAATATCGCGTGGCCAAAAAACCATGGCATCTACCACCGCACGATAAAGAGTCATCTGCATATCGAGAGCGTTCCACAGATACTTCGTCACATGATTCAGGGTAACCCCTATCTTCTCCATCCAAGGGAAGCGAGGGGCAATCCGTGTAATCGGGCGATTATCGGTAACCATGGGGGCGACAGACTGGATAGCCGCAAAGATCGTGTTGTACTGAACCTGAGATCGGTTCTCACCTTGGAACTCTTCATCGTCAGTCTTCCACATCTTGCCTTCAAACAACTCAAGGTTACGAGTCATCTGCTCACGAACTGGTTTCGTCGTGGTAAAGATGTCGTCTATTTTGCCCTTGATAGTCTTTAGCTTGTCATCCTGTGCAGTCTCCTCGGGCATCAACTGAGACTTGGCCTTTCCGCTGTATTCCTTAGCCATTGGCTTTCTCCTTGGCCCGTTTCTCGGCACGCTGCTTAGCCTTCAAGCGACGGTCATAACTTTTATGGTCTACGCCGTCACCGCCATATTTCTCTTGCTTCACAAATCCGTTGGCAGCGGCATAGTAGTCCCGCTCTTTCGCACTCTTGAACTTCTTTCCTAAACCAAGATTCGTCTCGTCTCCGTGAAACCCACCATTAACCCAATCGATATGCCCCAACTGAAAGCTAAAGACCCGCTCCATCTCATGCCCCTTCGGACACTCTTGATGGGTCAGATCATCGCTGTGGGGGTCGAGGGGCACGGTATAGTCCTTCCGGCATTTGTTGCACTGGAACTCGTATATTACCACGCTGTCCTGGCTCCCTGGCTTCGTTCAAGCCCTTTCGAATGAATTGCTCAGGATTCGTCACCTGAGCTATCAGTTGACCCAGCGCCTGCGGGTCCATTTCCTGAATTAGTTTTTCCATCATCTTTCTTCGGTCTCCCTCGCTTTGGCTTCTCACCTTCAACCATAGCGATAATCTCCTTGATCTCAGCTGGGCTCCACGCCTTCTCGCCTGAACCAAGCGCGATCTCTATCTTCGGACCAGTAATGGCTTTGTTGCCCCGCTGCTCAGCAGTAGGAGCTACAATAGGACCACCAGATTCAAGAAGATCCTCAAGGTCTTCAACAGTCACCTGTCTAGGCCCCCGGCCAACCTCAATCTCTGCTGTCACGTAGTTACCGACGAGTCTTCCGTGCTGACCATTGCCCTCATTCTTGCTGACAAGGCCCATCTTCCAGAACTTCCAGGACGGCACTTGCTTCGTCCCAAGCTTCTGACCCTTCTCGTTTTCGGTATAGTCCCGCGACATTATCTTCTGATACTCCATTTTCCCTCCTAGTTCGAAAATACACGATCTCTTATATTGCCCTGTTTTGTGGGAAAAAACAAGCCATCCCATTGTTTCACGGTCATATACGGTTGCGCCTCGCGTCCGTTGCCCATCCAATGAGCCGGGGCGAAGTAGGGAACCGTCTGTACCATCATGCCAGCCGCATCCAAAACATCATCATCATTCTTCTGCGCATTCGGGTTGAAGAACGACATCTGCTTGAATAACGTCTTCATGCCAGGCAGAAACAACGCCCTCTGATCCCTGACCATCGCACCAATGGTACGATTGATCTTATCGGCCTTATTCGGGCTCCCAGCCCCTCCACCCTGACTCACAGGCCAAAACTCAGGGTGCCGCATCTTCTCCCGCCGCTCTTTGAACTTCAACTCGTACAGAGCCTCTAACCCTTCATACAAAAGGTTCTTCTCTATCCCTATCCGTCTCGGTTGGTACTTCTCAGTAAGCTCCACGAGCTTGTCAGCCAACTGCTCTGTCCTAAGCGCGTATCCTTCAGCCTCTACGAAGTACAGCCTATCCGGGGCGCTCTCACTTCACCGCCGGCTACACAGATACCAGTCTTATCATGCCTCTTAGACCGGCCCGTAGATGGGTCAACCGATATATAGTATGCCGGGTCATTTTGGGAAGTCGTTGGCCAAATACTGCGGGTAGGGAGGAATAAACATCCTGTCAGACTTCGGTAGAGTGTTGAGACAGTACTGCGCGGCATACAGATACGGCCCCATGATCCTCTCTTGCTTATTGAGAAAGTCCTTCGTGAAGAAGGGGTAAAGTATGTTGCCGTCTTCTGTAGCACCGGGAATCGTGATGATCTGTTCTTTCTCAAAGAGGTTGTCTTCTCTGATCGTGGCATAGAGGTCCATCTGGTGCCACGGAGTTCCAATGATCTTCTCAATAGCTCCAGGGTCTTTGATAGCCTGTACAGCACCCCACCAATCCCTGATCTTGCCGATCTGATCAGCAGTAGAGACGTTCTTGTCATCAATCACGTCATCGTAGTAATGGAAGTCATAATGCCGCCCCGTTGCAGTAGACCCGACTCCCCATACCTCGACCTGGTTCTCATTTGGCCGCAATTCCCTCTTCTGATCAACAGGGATCTCTTCATCTTCCTCAACATCACGAGTAATGGTCATCTGAGTGGAATTGTTGACCTCCCACTTCTGCGTGTCAGCAATCAACCGGTCAGGGAACAACTCCAAGAGCTTCTTGTTCAAAAAGGCGTTCTTGATCATCTTCAACTCTGACTCAACCAGCTTCGCACTCTTACTCCACAGCCCTATACGTACATTACCAGGATCTCTCAAAACCGTCTGAACCAACCATACAATCCCAACCGTGGTCTTCATCATCCCTCGCGAAAGATGGATCAGCGAATCCTCAGGCTTCTGAAGATGGTCACATAGCCGCTCATGAATAGGTGGATACCACCGCTTCCTCCCATTCAACCCCTTCGCGTTCTTCAGGTTGAATACCTCTCGGGCCAAAAACCCCAAGTCAGTCAAACACAACATCCTCAGGGCAAGGTATTCACTCCTATCCCCCAGCACCAGCCTCCTGATACTCCTTGACGTAAGACTCATAAAGCTTAGCTGAGCGCTCTTCCCACTGGTTCATAGGCCCTGAAGTATGATCTCTGCTGTGGCCGGGTCAGTTAACACTTCAGTCAAATCATCCGCAGTCCATACCGGATCTCTCCCAGTAACCGCAGCATAAGCATCTGATGCTGCCCTCGCTGCAGCCCGAGTCCCCAGAGTACGCTTCCCAACAGACTCAGCTAATACCCGCCGCATCCGAGAATGTGCACTCGTAGCCCCGTCAGCAAAAATATAGTCGAGCTCTGCCCCTATCTGCTCTACAGGAGCAGGAGCAGGAGCAGCTTCCTCTACTCCACCTGGTCGTGCAGACTGCCCTATCCGCATAGATCCACCCTCGGGCATCGCTGTACCATACTCATCTCGCCCTTGGTCCATAGCACCCTGCCTGGTAGCCGTGGTCGGAACTTCCTTATTCCGATACTCCTCCATCCCTCGGCCAATCGTGGTAGGTAGGTCAGGCTCTCCCTCACCCCCATACCCAGGCTCGTCAGGCTCCCCTCCTATGCTCTTGATCATGTCCCAGATGTCTCCAGGTGTATCACGTATAGCCTTCCCAAGTCGCCTCAGTAACGGCCGATCAGGTGTGAATCCAGACTTAAACCCTTCCGCAAAGTCAGGGTCAATCTCTCCGTCTTGCCATGTGTTATTCATCAAACTCTCCTTTCTCGTCTATGATACCAAGGTCTTCCCGGGTGCCCTCAGAAGCTTCCGGGTTGCCTTCCGGGTTGCCCTCAGAAGCTTCGGGGGGGTCGACTTTTTTGGGGTTGAGCGTTTCGGAGGGACTATGAATACTATACTCGCCACCCCGTTCCCCCCCTCTACCCCTGACACCACCCTCTCAGCCCGCGACATCAGACTCTTGCTCAGCGTGTGCAGCTCCTTGCTCATCACTTCAGCACGCGCTCTGCTAAGCTCTGTCTCGCCTGTTAGGTCTGAGAGTACCTTCAGCGCCTTGATGCGGTCAGCAGGACTCACATCTCTGTAGGCCATTTGCTTACTCACTAGGTTATTGTCCGCATCGTACTGTTCTGTAGTAGCACTCGTTTGATGTCGTCCTAGTGCTAATTGTATCAAGTGCTGCAGGCGGACTTTATATCCTGCTTGGGCATCTTCAAGGATTTCGTCGATAGCACTCGATATCTTAGTATCGGCTAGTAGCCTACTACCGTTGACTTGGGCGGTTTGGTAGGATGCTGAAGGGTAAGCTCCCATATAGGATTGAGTAGCGTTGGCGTATGTTTTGGCCTGTTTGTCGGTGTAGTTCGCGATGAACTCTCTATGGGGGGGGCGTAGTCTTTTCTTTGCTTGCGATGCCATAGTGACAACCTATCCTTTATTGGGCATGTGTGTCTATCTTGGCCGATTGTTTTGAACAGACTCAAGAAAGCGTAGCGGAGCTGACTGTTCTAATGGTCGGCATAATCTTTGAAATACTTGAATCGTTGCGACTGGAGGGAAGTACTACACATACGTTTAGTGGATCCGACCGATGTTTTGGCCAATAAATCGAAACTTTCTTTCTATTTACCTTGCATATTGTATCACCCTACCGTATACTTAGTTTATCAAACATTGAGGAGTGTGAGATGACAGAGAAAGAGTTTACAGACATGATCGTACCAAAGCACATAGGTGACTACAGGCTGTCGGTCTACAGCACCGCAGAGCACAAGTACATAGCCTTCGCACGATACAAGCATAACCCATTGGCATCGGTATGGTCTGACGAGTTTGATACTCTCGAGGAGGCTACGGCGATTGTATATGGATGGGAAAACACAATCACAGCTAGCGCGACAGAGAAAAAGTACATGAACCTCGCCACCGGGAGCGTCGATACCCACGACGGATGGTGGTACGAGGATGAAGACGGTGTGGAAGTAAATGCCGTCGATCGTGGGGAAGTAGTGGAGATTGAGAGCAACACTCAACAATAGGTTTTGGCCGGTATGCGCGTGATGCATGGGATCGAATCCCTTACCGGCCTATATCCCTCCGGGGAAATACAGTTCTAGGAGTGTGAGATGACAGAGAAAGAGTTTAAGGCAAGTCTTGATGGGGCTTCAGGCCTATCATTTCACCGACGGATACCACCTACGTGACGGCCAGCTGTTGGAGGTTGGCCGGGGAGTATGTATTCGACGGGACTCCTATGATGTGCGTGCGTGGATACCATGCTTCACGGAACGTTTTCGACGCGCTGCCGTATGCACCCGGCGCCACCCTCTCGTGGGTCGAGTGTAGGGAGGTTACAGAAGAGCGTGATGATAAGCTGGTCTGTCGGAGGAGGAGAGTCATTGCGACGATCGACGCTACCGAGCTATTGAGGAAGTTTGCCAGACTGTGCGCTCTCGATGTCATCCACTTATGGGACGCGCCAGATGTAGTAGTGCGGTATCTCAAGACTGGCGACGAATCGATAAGGGATGCCGCGATGGCAGCTGCGTGGGATGCGAGGTCCGATGCGAATGCAGCTGCGCGGTCCGATGCGAATGTAGCTGCGAGGAATGCTGCGAAGCCCGATGCGCGGATTGCTGCGAGGTCCGCTGCGTGGGCTTCTGCGAGTGCTATTGGGCGGGATACTGCGAGGCAAGGGCAGCGTGTACGTCTCGACCATATGGTGAATCAGGCTTTCAATAGCCAATTCTACCGGGAAGGAATGCTGGATTGACGTTTTGGCCGAGTAATGGTTGAACGTGGGTTCGATTCCCACGACCCGGCATCGCCTGCCTTGTGGCGGGCTAATTGGTGGCGACCATTCACGCAAGGGGAAATGAACCATGACCTATTATTCGGACGAATCACGATCTAATGAGCCGACCACATTGCCAGACGTAGAAGTCTTTTACATGGGCAATGGTGGGTGTCTCGACGAAGAAACTGACACATTCTTAGGGTCGGGGTGGTACTACTGGTATTGTCTACCCGGTTGCATGCCGGACACCGAACCAATGGGACCATACACAACCGAAGCCGAAGCGCTCGACGCTTCAAGAGAGGAGTAGCCACAATGACACGCAAAGACTACGTAGCAATCGCAGAGGCTATAGCAGAGAGCCGATACCACTGGGTCGCTATGGACGAGAAATCTGTAAGCAAAGCCGACGCTTTTCGAGCAGGTATTGAGGCAGTACGTTCGGAAATAGGTCGTGTGCTTGCGGCAGACAATATCCGATTCGACCGGGATCGATTCTACGCCGCATGCGACGAGATGCGGACGATCGAAAAGGGGTAATGAACCATGGAAAACCTCACAGACATGATCGTACCAAAGGACATAGGCGACTACAGGCTGTCGGTATACCGCACCGCAGAGCACAAGTACATAGCCTCCGCACGACACAAGCGGAACCCACTGGCATCGGTATGGACTGACGAGTTTGAGACTCTCGAGCAGGCCACGGCGATGGTATATGGATGGGAAAACACAATATCACCAAAGGAGATACCAAGTGAATTACGTAATCGATAGAAAGGTCACGCCGGATATTGCCGACGCAATCGAATTCGTCCTACCCGCAGTGTCGGACGATAAAACCAGATACTGCATGACCGGCGTATACTTCGGTGACCTCGACGACAATGTCGCTATTGTCGCGACCGACGCCCGACGCTTGCATCGCGTTCTCGTCTCGCGTAAGCGCTTTGAGGCGGCAGGCCTAGCGCATACACTCGAGCCGCGCGAGCATAGCAAAGGGTCGTCCACGGCCGGTTCTATCTGGATGATCGAGAAGACGCGCACCGGCTTCGTGCTCGCGAGCGAGGTTAACGGCCGGTTCCCGGATTGGAATCGAGTGATACCTTCTGAGGACTCCGTGCAAGAGGTATGTAAGACAATCTTGCCGAAGCCGAAGCGCGGAGCCGATCGGTCGAAATACCTGATCTTCTCGCAGGAGGTGATCAAGGTCGCCCACCTCACGAAGAGTTTTTCAACCTTCGCTATCTCGAGGATATGGCCGTCGACGGTCGCGAGTGGAAGGTGAGCGCCAACATGACGAAGATCGACGAGAATAACCCAGCTCTCTCGAGTCCGATACGTTTTGACTCCGACGATTGGCTTGCGGTTATCATGCCGTGCGTTCATCCAGATGGCTTTGCATTCGGCGGAAAGGAGTGGTAACAATGGCAACCAAAAAGAAAACCGCGATAGATGAATACCGGGTAGTACCAACTAAACCGAAGTGTTTGCGACCTTTTCAAGTAGGGGTTTTGGCCGGTATGCGCGTGATGCATGGGATCGAATCCCTTACCGGCCTATATCCCTACGGGGAAATACAGTTCTAGGAGTGTGAGATGACAGAGAAAGAGTTTAAGGTAAGTCTTGATAGGCTTGAACAGGCATATCATTTCACCGACGGATACCACCTACGCGACGGCCAGCTGTTGGAGACTGGTCGGGAGTACGTGTTCGACGGGACTCCTATGATGTGCGAGAGTGGATACCATGCTTCCCGACACGTTTTCGATGCGCTGAATTACGCTCCTGGACCGATTCTCTCGCGGGTCGAGTGTAGGGAAATCACTGACGAGTGGTACGACAAGCTGGTCTGTCGGAGGAGGAGGGTCATTGCGACGATCGACGCTACCGAGCTACTGAGGAAGTTTGCCAGACTGTGCGCTCTCGATGTTATCCATCTATGGGAAGCACCGGATATTGTCATCCGGTATCTCAAGACTGGCGACGAATCGCTAAGGGATGCTGCGAGGTCCGCTGCGTGGGAGGCGAGTTCTGCGAGTTCTGCGAGGGCTTCGGGGGCTGCGAGTTCTGCGGAGGCGGCTGCGTGGGAGGCGAGTTCCGCTGCGTGGGATGTTGCGTGGGATACGGGGGATTCCGCGAGGGCTGCTACGAGGGATGCTGCGTGGGCTGCTGCGAGGTCTATTGGGTGGGATGCTGCGAGGTCCGTTGGGTGGGATGCTGCGAGTGCTATTGCGCGGGATACTGCGATGCGACGGCAGCGCAGACGTCTCGCCCGTATGGTGACTCGGGCGTTTAAGAAGTGGGAAGAATCATGAGTAAGCCAGTACTGGCCTACCATTTCACCGACGGATACCACCTACGCGACGGAGCTCCGTTGGAGGTTGGTCGGGAGTACGTGTTCGACGGGGAGCCTGTGATGTGTGAGTGTGGATACCACGCTTCACGTCACGTTTTCGACGCGATGATGAACGCCCCAGGATCGATTCTCTCGCGGGTCGAGTGTAAAGAGATTACTGACGAGTGTGACGACAAGCTGGTCTGCAGACGGAGGAGGGTCATTGCGACGATTGACGCTACCAAGATATTGAGGAAGTTTGCCCGACTGTGCGCTCTCGATGTTATCCATCTGTGGGAAGCGCCGGATATTGTCATCCGGTATCTCAAGACAGGCGACGAATCGATAAGGGATGCCGCGATGGCAGCTGCGAGGGATGTTGTGGGGGATGCTGTGATGGATGCTGCGTGGAGTGCTGCGTTGGCCGCTGCGAGGTCCATTGGGCGGGATGCCGCGATGGATGCTGCGCGGGCTGCTGCGCGGGCTATTGGGCGGGATGCTGCGCTGCGACGGCAGCGTGTACGTCTCGCCCGTATGGTGAATCAGGCTTTCAATAGCCAATTCGACCGGGATCGATTCAAGTAGGGGTTTTGTCCGGATATTCGCGCCGAGATTAGGGCGTCAACTAGGAGTGTATATGACCAAGGAAAAGAATCGAGCAATCGCCGAAGTTTCGAGACTGCGTGAATCGTGCAAAGAAGCCAGATCGATCATGGATAATCCACGGTGCGGGCTTGATACCTACTACCGCCTTGAGGAATCGGTGAACGAGTGGAAGTCTGCTATCCGCGAAGTCCAGCGAAATTGGGGAATCTAATCTAATACCTACCACAGTCTACGGGGATTGTGGTAGTTTTTTATCATGGGAGTAAGTATGGAAGCGTACGTTTTGGCCGGAAAAGAGTGCGTGCACAAGTGCCTAGGGAAATGGTACTTTCAACCGTCACTGCACGTATGCGTAGAAATCGATGAGCCACGGAAAGATGGAGGGTATTATGTTCTCGAGGCGGAAATCAGGTCGGGTCGTGAGGATTCCATTGGATACCGTTATCAGCATGTTACGGTCAACGGCGAAATCATCCCGGAGCACGACAGCGCGTCAAGGCACCTGCGTCGGTACGTCCGGGATTCACGTACAATTACTTCAGGGGATTCAAAAACAGTGGACGACGTAAAAACGAATCTCTCGGGCCGGTTCAGCTCGCGAAGTTTCGACCGTACTAGCCTCTCTCCCGGTAGCATGTCTCCAGTGGGCCGAGCCTTTTGCAAGTAAACGAGTAGATCACCTTTAGTCGGTACTTGGTATAGACGATTCCCTCTAGCCACAAGGGCGTACGTGCTGGCCAAGAAAACCGCTACCCACAGAAACACGAATAGATTAACATCAGCCCCCGCTTTAGCGAAATCGGTAGAGTGTGGGGCTTCAAATATCGATACGAACATCAGCCCATAACCCAATTTCCCGATATGTCTGAAGGGCATGCAAATTGCCAACCCACCTCCAATGAGTAACTCGCCGTAGTATCCTGCCAGCCATACGAAACGGGGATTGTCACTGTAGAACGAGGTATTGATAAGCGTGACGCTAACCGCATTACCTCCTGTCATTTCTGCCGCGATTACGTGAAAAAACTCATGGATAATCGTGAGGGTAGGAAAGCCCCACCAAGCGGACATTCTCAGTAGAATGCCCGCGAGGAGAACCCACCAACCTATTGTATTGTGGGTGTCATAGGGAGTATGTACGCCTAACTCCTGATTTACCCATAGCTCTGTTGTAGTCATACACACTCCTGTTTTGGCCTAGAAGGAAAGTCGTCCTCGAACTTCTTTGGTTCTGGCTTTCCTGCTCTTCCTCGTCCTCCTGGATTGCAATCTGGTAGTCTGGTCGCTTCTCGTTGCCGCCTTTATCGTTCTTGAAGATTAGGATGTCCTGCTCAACCCCAAGTAGCTCGATCTTACCAGACATGAACTTGCCCTTCTTCCCATCCTTCAGCCACAGTGCTCCTACATACTTCAATGCCATTAGTTACTCTCCTTGTTAATAACCTGTGTATAAATCTCCTGCGCGATCCTGCGTAGTCGTGCTCTACCCTCTTCGGCCTTCAAGTGCCCCGGATTATCAGTGCCAACAACCCTCCTCGCTATAGCATTGGCTCGGTACAATTTGATTTTGGCCAGCTCATCTTGAGTCCAGTCTACCGTTAGCCCGTTCCCATAGTTCATAGAAAACTCTCCCTCTCAAGATTCTCGAACTTCGTGGTAGATGGATTCCATCCCACCTTAATCAGCCCCGTTGGTCCGTTTCTCTGCTTCGCGATGATAACCTCCTTCTCAAATGGTTTAGACTCTTCTTCGTGGAGGAATAGAACTACGTCAGCATCCTGCTCTATCGCTCCCGATTCCCGAATGGTGTTCAGTTTTGGCCTTTTACCCTGCGTGTCTCGCGTCAACTGGCTCAATGCAATCACGGGAACATTCACATCCCTTGCCAATGCCTTGAGTGACCGGCTTACCAATGCAACTTGCTCGTGCCTGGGGGCCTGTGAGCGCACCGATATCAGCGAAAGGTAATCAACCACCACCATACGTACCTTCTCTCGCCTGACAAGCATCCTCGCGCCGCTGATGACCGAATATAGATCGTCATTGGCCTTGTCGTGGACATACAGCTTGCTCTTGGAGAGCTTATCGAAAGCTTCACACACTTTCTTCTCGTCTTGGCCTGCTAAGTACCATCGCCGAATCTTCTTCAATGGCACATCCGATAGCACCGAAGCCCCACGCATCATCAGGCTCTCTTTGCTCATCTCCAGCGAGAAGAAAGCCGTCGGAATGCCCTGTCCTATGGAGTGAAGTACGAACTGCATAGCAAGCGCACTCTTGCCTTGGCTCGGTCTTGCCCCAACAATTACAAACTCACCATCCATGAACCCGTCAGTCTTTTCGTCAAGATCAGTTAGACCGCTCGGAATGCCAAGGTAGTCATTGGTATTGGCCTTTACCTTCTCTAGGTGTCCGAACGTAGATCGAACAGACTCAAGAGCTGTAGAATATGATGCCCCTCCAGTATCCTCTATACTTGAGATAGCATTGTTAAGCGCAGATAGATACTCGTCTGCCTCTGCGTTTTGGCCTGACATATCGTTCAGCTTTGCAGAAAACGTAAGCATCCTTGTCCTGATCCATGTATTACGCAGCAAATCAACGTAATACCCAACATTAGCAGAGGAGGGTACCGAGGACGTTGTTTCGGCCAAGAACATAGCATCCTCTACGTGAGGCGATAGTGTTAACAGATCAACCGCTACGTCCTTACCGTGTAGCTCCATGATTGCCCGATACACTTGCCTTCCGGACTGAGAGAACATCTGCTCATTCGTTCTGGCCAAAACATCCTCGATACATCCGTTATCAAGGATCATTGCACCAAGGACCGCTCGCTCACTCATGCTCGGTTACATGTGGGATGATAGCTGGTAGTACCTCCATAAAGTACCTCTCGTGCACGTTGTTCCAATCAGGTTGTGATGGGTACTTTTTGGCCAAGATATCGTCCAAGCTCATGTAAGGTATGTCCTTCAGTATCCCCTCGCTCATGGAGTAAATCTTGGGACTCTCTGCGGCGAGTAGTTGCCTGAGTACAACAGCATCTTCCATTTTCACCTTACCTCCGGTCGGCCAAAAACTACACCGATGCTCTTCAACCACTCCCTCCATTCCTTATCCTGAGGAGGAGACTTCCACGCAATATTACCACACCGGCACTTTGAGCCTTGCGGAACCCATTTACCGCATTCACAACGAAACTTAACCATTATTACTCCAAGTGAAATAGTAGCTATCGACCAGTTTCCCATTAAACATCAAGTACATCCTCCAGATCTACAATCAGTTTGTTGATACGAGCGAATGTATCCCACGTGAATCTCATTAGCTCTTCCTGCGTCATCTCGGTTTCCATCTCTCCATCTTCGTTGATCTTTATTTCACTTTCCACGAGCACGTGTCCTTAGCCCTGCAATTGTTATCCCAACAGGCTCATCCTCCATCTCTGAAGTGGTCCACTTATGGCCACATGCCTTACAGATACGCTCCCTCCAGATAATGGTTTTTTCGTCCAAACTATTGGCCACACCATCCCTATTCTCCCCACATTTAGGACACTTCATCTATCCCTCCTCATGAATGCGGCCAAAACTACACTCCAAATCATAAGAGCAAACACTACCCATAAAATTACTGACCATATCATCTCATCCTCCTCAGTCGATGCGGAATTGCTCTCGGTCTTCCTCGTCCATAAAAGCTTTCAGCGCTTCCCAGAACTTGCTCGGCGCGTGGGGGATCCGCTTGAAAGGCTCTCCATCCTTGCGTATCGGCCAGTACGGAGGGCCGATCGGTCTGCGCTCGAAGATCCACGTCCTGCCTCCGTACCTGTACTCGTAGAGCTTTGCCGTGCATAGGTGTACTTGCCTACTCATCGCTCGTTCTCCTCTTTGATTTGAGCGCATGGTTCTCTCTGATACGTGCACGTAGAGCGTTCCCCTGCGTAATTCGAATCTCAACGGCTCGGTTCTTCTCTGCGATCACGGCGTTCAAGTCGTGGATCGTAGCCTGTAGCTCCTGACGATCCTGAACCTCGTACCGTCGCGTGAGGAACCGGCGAACGATGACCGCAGTCAGCCAGCACGCGAGGATCAACGCTATCGGATAGCCGATGAGCACGACCAGACTCGGCGCTACCCATCGCAGATAGTCGGCTGTGCGTTCAAGTACCATCGGTGCCATCCGTGGCAGTGAGTGCTACGCGAGCTGGATTCAACCGCTTGTACGCGGCGTTCTGCTTCGCAAAGTGTGGATGCGCGTCGGCAGGGTACTGGGCGTCTATGGAGTAATCGATCTCTGACTGACACTCGACCAACGCCGCCCGCAGCCGCTCGATATCCCGGTCCTGCGCGTCGCTCTTATCGGCAAGGTCTTTCGCTGCTGCCTTCCATAAGTTCACGTCAGATAGAGCCTCATCGCGTTCGCGCTGTAGCTGTTCGGCTTCGTCGGCGAATACCACGGAAACGTATCTGTCACCTCTGCTCGGGTGTGGCATCATATCCTCAACATGACATTGATACTTTGTCATATAGCTCGCTCGTTCTCCTCTTTGATTTGAGCGCATGGTTCTCTCTTTTTATTCTTCATTCGCCACAGCTCGCCGAGTAATTCCTCACGCAGGCTCAGGCTGTGACTGGAAGAGCAGCGAGATACCGCATCGGATA